CGTAAATTTGTGTTCTTCAGGATGAACAGAACCAATGTTGTCGTCCCCATAAGTAATAACATTAATTCTTTCCCTAAATGGTGGTGGATTCTCATGTATACTGTAATAAAAACAACGCATTCCCAAACTACCAACAATGCCGTTCAATACAACTGTAAGTGAATTCCCACTAATATGAGATCCTCTTGTAAGTCCAATCAAAACACCATCGTAAGCAATGACGGAATAAACAATATCACCAACCATTGCACGCATAACGTTCAAGTCTTCTTCTGAATAATTGCACTCCGCTGCTAAATCAATCAAGATACGCAACGATGCAATTAACAATTGTGATGGAATTTTCTGGTCATAACTACCATAATCTCCACCCACAATTCTCTCTTTACCATATTTAAGAACATGCGTATGCATTTCCTCCCATTCTGGACCATGACAGTTTATTCCAACTGCACATTCAGAGACGAGAGGATTCATTTGCAATACTCTCAAAATTGGTAAATAATATTTTCTGATTAAATAAGTCAATGAAATAGCATTTCCGTAAAAGATGCGACATTTCTCTTTTGCCAATATTTCATCTTTCTTGCAAGCTTTTGCAATCGGGTACGCACGAATACCTTGTTTATAACATTTCTCGCACCTATCAATCTCTTGCATAATTTCATCAGAAAATTCCCTTTTGACAAAACCGTCATCACCGATTTCATCCAAACTCAGAAAATTGCGTTTCTTACCAGACAAAGGAAATCCAATAGATGTATCCATCTTGATTGCATCTATGAATCTCTTGCCTGGAATACCACAAATATTCTCCTGATTGGTCAAAGGTCTTGCATCTCGCCACAATGAACTCCGCACTATTTCTAATAACGGTTTCTTGTAATCAACGACAGCTTTAACCAATAAAGCTTGGGGAAATGGCAATGCAGGATTTGCCATGTTAGCCAGACAGGTTTGCCACCCAAACCATGCTGGCTTCTCCACAGGACCTCTATAAATATTGGGCACTCCACAAACTTCTTCTACA